TGTTGCAATGCCGTTCCTCCTCCTCTGCCCAGTATCGCTTGGAACGGATCAAGGGCATCTTGGTTCTCGATTTGTGAGATTCGCGAGGCCGCATCCAGGTATCCGAGCAAGCCTTGTTGGCGGAGTGATTCACGCAGTCTCTCGGCATCCATCTTCGTGCCTACGTTGAATTGTTCTGCACCCATTCTGCGCGTATCGTCTGCGGTATGAATGCCCGCTTCCTGCCCGAGTACGCTTTGTGCGAATGCGCGGTTTTGCATCTTTCTCTGATTGTCCTCCAGTACGCGAGCTTCCGCTTCTTCGATTGCCGCAGATTGGTCAAAGGTACGACCCATAAGAGTAGACCTTGCTCGCGCAGATTCGGCAATCTCGCGCCTCTCACGCTCAGTCAGTCCCTGACCAAGCGCTTCTTCGGCTTGCGTCATGAGTCCTTGGCGCAACGGATCTGCTTGTACGCGCTGGGACGCTATTCGCTCGGGGTCGGATATTCCGACGTCCTTGAGCAAGTTGCCCTTTTGTTCCTCGATGAGATCCTTCGCACCTTGCATCGCGCTTTGCGTGCCTGGTTTGTAATCCTCCATGATGTCGGAGTACAGACCGGATAAGCGCGACACGTCCTGTAGATCAGCTTCTCTTTGGCGGGATAGATTGCCTCGTTGAATGTCCTCGGCTAAGGTGGAAAGACCTTTAAACTCTCCTTCTCTAAATCCTGCCTGATCAGACGTCTTTATGGTTTCAACAAAAGTATCACCAACCTCGTCTGCAAGTCCGGCATCCACGTCTGCTTGCGTTGCGGTGCGTGTTTCAAATCTAGTGAGGTCGCGAGTGTCACCCATCAAGTCTACCATCCCGTCACCTTCGCGGATAGTGATGGTCTGTCCTTCTTCGAGGGGTTCACCCGTGTACGGGTTCTCAAACTTGAAGGTCGTTTGAATCTCAGTTGGGGTTGCCGTGTTAAGACCTTGAAAGAAATCAGACGCTATTTCTTGATGCAAAGCTTGGTCTGAAATAGTATACCCAATCAAGTCCCCATTACCATCAAACTTGCCAGCTAGTCCACGGTTCAAACCTTCATTGGTTACATTTAACCCACTTTCATCAAGATACCCTAATTCTTGGAGCATTTTTGTCTCATCGAGAATCCCACCTGTCTGCGTATCAAGCACGTTAAACCTTCCGCTATCGGAAATCATCTGATACCGTCCTGCGCTTGGCCCTTCGCTTGACATAACAACCTCACCATCAGGGATACCAAAACGACCATCGGGAGTACGTACCACTTTTTGCTGAGTCTCTCCCCCCAACAAGGTCTGCCTGAGAATATCCGTATCCGTCTGAGCGGTTTTCTTGCGTATGCTCTCCTCTAGTGGCAACAAGCTTTCCAAGCTACCTACGTCTGCAAAGTCACCCGTTCCTCTAAGGAACTCGGCTTGCGCCTTTAACGCTTCTGCCATCCCTTCCCCATAGGAAGGTTGATCAGGATAATTGATATCGGGACTACTCATAACATTCTTCTCCTTACTTGATCGTAACTAAAGTATTTGACTGGTTTGTTCTTCACGTGCCTCATCCATCCGACGTGTGGGAGTGGATAAGGTATGCGATCTATAAATTCCTTAACCGCGCCATCTCCTACTGCGGTTCTTACGTACCAAGCATCAGGATCTTTTACGTCCCATTGAGCGTCAGGATTGCCTTGGTCGCGTCTTACCGCTTTGCCCAAGAGCAAGCTATGCGGAGTCTTGAACACGTATCCCCTGTCCATGTACACCGCAATGTCCTTGAATAGATCCGTTCCGATCTTCTCGTATAATCCAAGCGCTTTGACCAATACGTTCACGTGCTTATCGTTGCTCCCAATGCCACTACTTTCCAATTCGATCCGTCAGATACCGCAACAGTTGCCGCACCTGAGTTTCCATCCGTCACGTATATCATCTGTCCGGCAGGACTTGCAGAGGGTACTCCGCTCACCGCATAGGATCGCAAAGTCATTATCGTCCCGCTTATCGTGCCTCCCGTCAGCGCAACCGCATTGGCGGCTTGCGTGGCAATCGTGCCTAGACCCAATGCGGTACGAGCGTCACTCGCATTTGCGCTCCCCGTACCTCCGTTGGATACTGCGATAGGAGTCGCAACCGTGACCGTAGGTGTGCCTAGTTCGTTTAGATTGGCAGCCGTGACCTCAACGCCCGTGGCAAAAGTAAACCCTCTTGTGACTGAACTTGAAATCGCCATTTATGCAACCTCCGTTCTGATATTCGCGCCATCTTGGATCGCATCCAGGGAGACGTGTCTAAAGCTTGGTCTGCCCGCAGTAACGTTTATCTCGACTTGCGCGCCATACCCTCTTGTGCGTCCCGTACCGAAGCGTAGGAGGGCTTCTTCAGTCCCGCTTGCGGTATGGCTCAGGACGGTAGTGGAAGCGTCAGGATCGAGCGTATTGACCTTGATGTTGAACGCATCATTGTTAACCGTGTTGACTCCCAATTGTCCGCGCCTCCAACGCTTGACCTCCTGGTTGCCCAAAGTATATGCGCGAGTGACAAGTTTTCCTGCAATTGCAGTTGTGCCTGACTCGCTCGAACTCCCGATCTTGCGTCCACTATCGTCAGAAGCGTTTTCTTCCATCAGATACCACCCCGTATCGTTGCAAGCGAACAATCTGCGCTTTGTCGGATTGCTACCATGCGAGCAGATAACCCAGTCATCCACGTGGAATGCCAAGCTTCCTGCCATGGCGGGGTAACTGTCCACGCTCACCCATGTGGAGGTGAGTAAATTATATACGAATATCGCATTAGGTACGGTAGAACTACCCGTAGGTACTGCAAGGTAGTACTTGTTGTCATACACCACGCCACAAGCTTTGTCCGCATGAGCGAAGTTCACGTCTTCAAATTGATCTTGGATTTGACGGGTCATCGGAATCGTTTCTCCGGTAACCTTGCTTATTGCTACCCCCAATCCCTTAGCAGGGTCAGTACCGGGACTAAGGACAACAACTCCGTTATCACTCAGGAAGAAGGTTTGCGGGCCTGACTGAGCGATACTCTTGCGAGCTACGCATCCATGCTGCCGGGTAATTTCATAAGTGTTGGCGGCACTTACAGTCGCAATGTTGTTTATCATGTGAATGCTATTACGCATGAACACGATTAACTGGTCTTCTTGGTAGGGATAAAATCCTACGAGGAAATCCGCTGAACCCTTGTTGATTCTGAATTGCGCGTCACCCGGAGTATAGACATCCGTGTCCAACAACGTACTCATCAAGATCGAGTACTTTGAATCAGTAGGTTGTGGAATGATAAGTCGGTTTCTAAAGAACACGCCATAGTCGGTATTCGGACATTGGATATTTCCGCTACCAGGAGATGCGTTTGCCTTCACTACGAAATCAGTCGGGCTTGAATAGTCACCATCCCATTCGAGCGGGGTCTTGTTCTTGCCTCGAAATAAAATCAACTTCTCCATCGACTGCACGAAACTCGCTCCGTCTGCAGTAGCGACTACTTCCGAACCGGGGTAATCAATCGCAATGCCCGAATTATTCGCGTCATTCCAAATGATCGCTTTGTCCTTGGTTGCCACTACGACAAACTCTACGCCCGTTGCGGGGTCGCTGAATAGCGTTGATGCAAATACCTGTTCAGTCCCTGCTGAGTAAGTAAGCGTAACCGCGCCAGCAAGGAAGTCTATGCCTTTGCGCGTCTCCGCCAAGTCACCAACCAATCGCATATTCTCGGAAGTCTCTACGAATCCACCTTCGAGTGAAGTCTTCTCCTGGTACGAATCGATACCGCGAAATCCACGATCCCCCTCGCTGAGTACCTGATCGTCAAGCGATCCATATGAACGATACCTACTCATTTGCGCTTCTTGAACTCCTGCCAAAGTTTTACGCCCATGAATATGATGGTGAGCGTACCCGCGAATACTCCCACCCATTCATGCAAAGAACCGCTGAAGGTCGCGGCAGTTCCTCCTATGCCAATCAACGAGTCCTTATCAATCATCGTCTTCCTCCGGGTGTGAAATAAAAGCCAACGATCATGGGGAGGACAACGGTTGCTTGGAAGAGCGCAATATGTCCTGTTGTAACGACCAAAGGGGCTTGCTCTGCTGGAAAACTGAGGAGTCCGAAAAGAAACTCTCTCCGCCCTTCTCCTGTAATGTTTGTTGTACTGATGAGCGGTACGCTTGGGTAGACGGTTGTAATACAGGTGATGAACGCGAGCGTAGACATCCCAATAAGAGCGAGCATCCTGCGAGTAGCGCGAGTGAACGCACCACCTGGGCCTGAGTTAAGACTCTTCTGATATTCAATTGCAAATTCATTGTTTCGCGCCTCCCGCGCCATTTCCATTTCGTACTTCTGTTGACGCGAATCCGTCATCGCTCCAAATACACCTTTGAGGATCGACCCCATTGCGGCAGACCCTCCCCCGGTCAGGAACAAAGCAAGTAGCTCGAACATTAATTCCCGATCCCTTCACCCGTAACCCCGTATCGCAGATTGTCCACGTGTCCATCAAGCTTATCCACCCTTCCCTCAAGGTGTTGGATCTTCATGTCCTGCTGTGCATCAGCTGGTAGCGATCCTATTTCCCCTCGTGGCCATTTGATTCTAAATTCCGAGTTGAGTTCCAACTCATGTTGCATTCTATCCTGATCCATCTCTATGGTATTTAACCTGTTGACGATGACCGAGTACCCCCAAACCGCAGTACCGACCAAAGCTATTACCTTGGCGGCAAAAGCGAGTTGCACCTTGGCGGATGCGTTTTCGTTTATCTCACCCTCCTTGCTCACTTCTTCCCTATCAGTTCAAAGATTCTCTTCACGTCTTCGCGCCGATCCTCGGCAAGCTTTTCAAGGTTGCGAATCTTCTCGTAGTGCCGAGCAATACCGATTTCCAACTTCCCGTTCCTTGCTTTTTGCACGTCCACTTCTTCCTTTATTCGCTTCAGAAAGAATCCGATTACGCTTACCGCAACCGAGAGTCCGAGGAATATGTAGGTTTCCACCAGGTTATCCCCCTATGAGTATTGCGAGGATTATCAACAATATGCAATCTGCGAGGAGTATCATGTGCGTGCGTTTCAATTGGGTAACGGTGGTGACCATTCGCTTCCATCGAGGATCGTCATAATTTGCGAATGCGTGTAGGTGTCCTTGCCATACAAGAAGCGAGGTTTCGTGCCTTCGTACTTAACGAAAGTTTTATCCCCTGCGACGTTGTATCTAAGAGTATCGGCACTCGTCTCGAATACTTGGCTAAAGTCAACGTCAGCAACGTCTGCTTGGTCGATTATACAATATGTTCTGCTCATGACGGTACTGTCGTTGAATAGGTCGGCCCGTTTGTTCCTGTTGCATTGTTACCACCTGAGCCTTGATCGACTACAGTTCCAATAACATCCGTATTTGCAGGTGCGCCACCTCCTGAGTCGGTGTCCCCTGTTCCGTCTCCCATTCTCCACCAGCCTACGGGACTGAAGGGGGACAAGTCACCGGGTACACCACTATTGTAAATACTGGCGATTTGTGATGCCGACAGGACGGAATCACAGACGGCAACCTCATCAATCAGTCCGTCAAAATTAGCGAAACTGCCCGAATAAGCCGGGGGCATCCCTGCGATATAGGTTGTGGATGTGCTGAATGA